AACAACCGACACGAATTAGTTCGTGGCTAGCCGGCTATTGCCTGGAGAATTCAGGATTTGATGCGGTTAGAGGTAAGAGGGTTATTGAAGGTGGCGGTTACACATAATAGTAACTAGCAAGTATTCAGAACCCTTAGAACCTAAAAAGTCTAAGGGTTTTTTCTTATGTGTTGTTTGTTTACAACATATCAGAAAAAAAGATTTGACAAAGGCATCGACCTTTGATATAATAAAAGTTCTTTAAAAATTTGTAGAGCAATATTTATTCCCGAGTAGTGTAGTGGCAACACACCAGACTTTGACTCTGTTATTGTAGGTTCGATTCCTACCTCGGGTGCCATATTGAAGTGCATACATCCATGTCGCCTAGCTGGATCTAGGGTGGTTGTGTGTATTTCAATATGGTTTATTTGGAGAGTAATGCAGCGGGGTTGGTCCTGCGACCAGCCTTGAAAACTGGGTTCTCAGAAATGGGATGGGGTTCGACTCCTCTGCTCTCCGCCAATTTAGGAGTTACAAATGGCTGATATTTTTCTCGTAAGTGATACACACTTCGGTCATGCAGGTATTTGTGAGTTCCTGCGTGGTGATGGCACAAAGCTGAGACCATGGACTGATCCTACTGAAATGGATGAGGAAATGGTCAAGCGATGGAATGAAACTGTTCGTCCAACTGATAAGATATATCACCTCGGTGATGTTGTTATCAACCGCAAAGCAATGGGAATTCTTTCCCGACTGAACGGTGATAAAGTTCTTATCAAAGGCAACCATGATATCTTCAAACTCGGAGATTACACTGCACACTTTAGAGATATTCGTGGTTATCATGTGATGGACAATTTTATTTTCAGCCACATTCCTGTCCATTCAGACTCAAAGGGTCGGTTTGCGGGAAACATCCACGGTCATCTCCACTCTAATAAAGTGATGAAGATGCATGGCGATAAAAAGACAACTCAAGTTGATCCTTGGTATGAATGTGTTTGTGTTGAGCAAACTGATTTCCGACCTATCGCATATGAAGTGGTGAAGAAAAGGTTCGGAGAACGGGCAGGACGGTAATGCAGTTGATTGCTAATCAATAGACTTGTGAAAGCAGGTCATAGGGTTCGACTCCCTAGTTCTCCGCCAAACAATGCCAGCGAGACTTGGTAGTCGGAGAGGCCTTATAGACCTTTTAGCGCCAGATTAGCGTTCTTGAGAGGGTTCAATCCCCTCCGCTGGTACCAAAGGTTATTATGTACAATGTAGAAGAAAAAAGTTTTGAGACACTTGACAAAGCGATGGCATATGCTATAATGCTTGGAGAGTTTGTGACAATCAAAGGTCCTGAATTTGAGATTGTTGGCAAGTTCGGTGTTGATGAAGTGAAGGATCCAAACTATGATGGTTGGATTTCACGAAAGAAAAATTAGTGTAGCGGTGGCAGAGTGGCCCAATGCAACGGATTGCAAATCCGTAAAACCGTGAGTTCAAATCTCACCCGCTATTCCAGATGTTGTTTTTTGACAACGAGTTGAAAATAGTTGTTGACAAGTTCTCTGATCCTGATATAATTGATGTTGTTGAGTTGATAGTAACTCAATAAAATGTTCCTTAAAAATTTGTAGAGTCTAATATACTGGGTTCGTCTATCGGTTAGGACAGTAGGTTTTCAACCTACTAAGACGGGTTCGATTCCCGTACCCAGTACCATATAAAAACATACTCCAGGTTGGGATAGATTCGCGGTCTATCTATTTGGGGAGAAAGACGGTGGAGATATCCACTGAACACTTCTAAGATACGTAGTATGTTTTTATATGGTACCTTGCGCCTGTAGCTCAATGGTTAGAGCAGCGGACTCATAATCCGTTGGTTCCAGGTTCGAGTCCCGGTGGGCGCACCATTTAGATTTTGGGTTTGTAGTTTAGCGGCTAAAACATCACGCTTTTAACGTGTAAGACCGTGAGTTCGAATCTCACCAGACCCACCAGTTGAGACAAGTGATTATATAAATATATAATCTTAAGGAGATTGTATGAAATGTAAATATCACTTGTGTGAAAAAGAAGCGACAGAAACATCACAGTATTGTGGCACAAAATGTAAAAACAAATGGACACAAACAGAATGGTTGAAACGCAGAAAACAAAAATTTGTGGATTACAAAGGTGGCAAATGTGAGAAATGTGGCTATGATAAGCACGTTGAGGCGTTGTGTTTCCATCATAATAATCCAAACGAGAAAGAATTCGGAATAGCAACAAATGAGGCTAGAAAAAAACCCGAAGCAGAAGTATTTGAGGAGATTGACAAATGTTCATTGTTGTGCCTGAATTGTCACGCCGAAGAGCATATCGTCATTAGAGGATAAAAGTTTTTGGAGTGGATGCTCTAACGGTAGGGCAGCGGGCTGTAACCCCGTGGCTTCGGCAAGTAGGTTCGATCCCTACCCACTCCACCAATTCGCTACGTGAGTAGTGATACAATCTTGACAAGAGGGTCAAGCGTTTCTTTCGGATCAACTCCAGTTGGTCTAATCGGTACACCACGTAAGAGGTACGGCTAAAGTTCGTAATGCCAAAAGTTTTTATGGTGCGTTCGTATAGAGGTTATTACTGCGGATTGTCTATCCGCTTACGGGGGTTCGATTCCCCCACGCATCGCCAAGTTTTAGGATGAGTACAGCAAATACATTAGCTAAACTTTTTGGTTGTCTAGCGACAAAAATCATCCTGTTATTTTATTCCTCAGTAGCACAGCGGTAGTTGCACTTGACTGTTAATCAAGGTGTCGGTGGTTCGATCCCACCCTGGGGAGCCAAATTTAGAATCGGTTCAGCAAACAAAAAGCATTCAACTTGTAATTGAAAACGCAAAAACGATTCTGTTGTATATTGCCCTCCTACTCCAATTGGTAGAGAGGACGGTCTTAGAAGCCGTAAAGTCTCGGTTCGAATCCGAGGGAGGGCACCAATATCGCCGTGACTGGTGGCGTACAATGAGATAAGTAATCAGTCAACCAAATTTGGGCTGTTAGTGATAATGGTAGCACAGTGGCTTTGCAAGCCTCGGGCAGGAGTTCGATTCTCCTACGGTCCACCAAATTTAGCTCTTGAAGCATTGCTGGCGATGCACGGGTCTTGTAAGCCTGAGAACACAGTTCGATTCTGTGCGAGAGCACCAAGTTTTTCTCCGATTAGTGAAATGGCATCACCCGTGGTTTGGGACCATGAAGCGCAAGTTCGATTCTTGCATCGGAGACCAGTTTTTATTGCGGGTATTCAGGGTATCGGTAAGTCTCATAAGCTCTACCTAGTAGGTTCGAATCCTACACCCGCAACCATTTTCGGTGATATGGCGTAGACGGATGCGCACCGCCCTCATAAGGCGAGGAGGTTGGATCGATACCAACTATCACCACCAATTGCGTCCTTAGTTCAACTGGATAGAGCACCGGGCTACGAACCCGTGAGGTTGGGAGTTCAAATCTCTCAGGACGCACCAAAATTTACTCCTGTAGTTAAATGGTATAACGGAGGCTTGATAAGCCTTTATTCTGAGTTCAATTCTCGGTGGGAGTACCAAGTTTTAGAATCCATTCAGCAATTAAAAATTTCACTGTTAATGAAAAAAAGCGGATTCTGTTGTTTATGGCTCGGTAGTTCCAATTGGCAGAACGGCGGATTCCAAATCCGCGTGTTGAGGGTTCGAATCCTTCCCGGGTCGCCAGTTATTTAAAAGGGGTACGTTATGTACAATGATAAAATTGACTTGAATATAGTTAAAGCATACATAGAAAGTTGTGGTCCAGAGACCAAAATTTATCTGGGCTGTGACTCTGAAAAGGTTAAGGTAAATGGTGTTTGGCATGCCGATTACATCATTGCTATTGTTGTACACATCGATGGCAAACATGGCTGTAAAATCTTTGGTCAAGTTACCCGCGAACGCGATTATGAAGTCAAGCGCGACAAACCACGTATGCGGTTGATGAATGAAGTTTACAAGGTTGCGGAAATGTATCTACAATTAGCGGAAATAATTCCTAACGACATTGAAGTGCATCTTGACATAAATCCAAATTTGATGCATAATTCAAGCATCGTAGTAAATGAAGCTGTCGGTTACATAAAGGGTATGTGTAACGTTGTACCATTGGTCAAGCCAAACGCATTCGCCGCATCATACGCGGCCGATAGACTAAAAAGTTTAGCGGCTTAGACGCCGGACCCCGATGCCCATATCGTCAAATGGGATTTTGCGGGGTTAGTTTAGTGGTAAAACACTTTCCTTCCAAGTAAGAGTTGCGAGTTCGATTCTCGCACCCCGCTCCAGATTTATGCGTGGTTCGTTTAATGGTAGGACCTAACGTTGCCAACGTTAAGACAAGAGTTCGATTCTCTTACCCCGCACCAGTTATGGAGATGTTAGTTTAGTGGTAAAACCGCGGGTTGTGATTCCGCTATCACGGGTTCAATTCCCGTACATCTCCCCAAGTTTTAGGATAGTTACAGCAAAAAATAACGCACGGTCATGGTGACCAATTTGACTTTTAATCAAAACTTGAGGGTTCAATTCCCTCTGCAAAACAACTATCCTGTTATATAATGCCCACTAACTCAGCGGTAGAAAATGCTAAATATGTGTAGGAGGAACTATGACAATATATCACACCCATCACATTTTACCAAGACATGCCGGCGGCACAGATGACCCAAATAATCTTGTGCGGTTAACTATCGAAGAACATGCTGAAGCGCATAAAATTCTCTATGAGACTTATGGCAGAGAAGAAGACAGAATAGCATGGTTGGGGTTATCCGGTTCTATAGGAAAAGAAGAACTGATTTTGAAGTTGCAATCTATTGGCGCCTCCATTGGCGGCAAAGGTAATAAAGGAATTTGTAAATCGGATGAACACCGTGAAAAAATTTCAAACGCAATAAAGATTAAATATGAGTCGCAGGAAATGCGAGATAAAACATCAGCCGCCATGAGAGGTAATGTAAATTCAAAAAATCATTCAAGTGAGGAATACAGAAAAGCGCAGAGTGAAAGGCTAAAAGCTGCGTGGAAGAAACGAAAAAATGCCTCGGTAGTTTAATGGTAGAACGCCATCTTTACACGGTGGATATGGGAGTTCGATTCTCCAACGAGGTACCAATTCGCTCCCATAGTACAGTGATAGTACACGCCCTTGGTACGGGCGAGACCTGAGTTTGATTCTCGGTGAGAGCACCATTATGCCGATATAGCTCAGGTGGTAGAGCAGTAGACTGAAAATCTATGTGTCCCAAGTTCAACTCTTGGTATCGGCACCATTGATAAACACATTCACATATCCGCCCGAGTAGTAAGGGAGACAGCGACTAACCGTTGAAGGAATGTTCAAGAGTGTGTTTTTCAATGGGTTGTAAACTTAGTTGGTGAAGTAACCGGCTCTTAACCGGAAGAACAGAGTTCGATTCTCTGACGACCCACCACGATTCTGCGGATATAGCGCAAAGGTAGAGGCAAGGAACTTAAAATTCCTCAAGTCTGGGTTCGAATCCCAGTATCCGCACCATATGCCCCCGTAGCCCAATTGGTAGAGGCGATGGATTCAAAATCCATTCAGTGTCAGTTCAAATCTGACCGAGGGTACCACATCAATGTCTCTATAGTTCAATGGACAGAATAGGGACCTCCTAAGTCCCGGATACAGGTTCGATTCCTGTTGGAGACACCAGAATTTGGTAAACATGCAAACAAGATATTGACTCTACAGATTTTTAGTGATATAATTCATCTATGAATTGAGAAAAGTTTTAGGATAGGTTCTGCAATCAAACTAACGGTGAAAGCCGTAACTGTTGGTCTGGGCGTGGATAATAACTGGAGCCTGTATGGGCTTTGAAGGTTGTTATCACCAACACAATCGGACGAGGTGAGTTTCGTGTTCTCACTGTAAACAAAAAGAAGAAAACTATCCTGTTGTATTTGAAAGTTTTAGAGTAGGTTCAGCAAAACAAAAACTAGCTGGTTCGATTCCAGCATTACCAACCAGCCGAAAGGCAATCTGGTGATGTGCCGTGGGGCAATCAAACTACTCTGTTATTTTTAGGTTAAGTTCCGCAACAATTTATTGCAACAATAACTAGAATAATCATGGTTCGATTCCATGATCACCCTGGGGTGATTCGTCTAATGGTAAGACAGTCTTTCGCAAAAAAGTTTAACCTGTTGACTTTGAAAGGAAATTATTATGTCAACTTTCGTAGAAGCTGTGAAGAATCAGGAAGCCCGTACCACAAATGGTATGAAGGCACGTAAGTCAACCGCAAACGCTGTGGTTGATATGTTTTACAACATCGGTGCAAGCCGCGGCAAGGATGTTATTCCAACATTCGTGGCTGCATTCGCCGAGAACAAAGAATTAGCACTTCGCGTGGCCGCATGGTCGCGTGATGCACGTGGTGGTGCAGGTGAACGTCAATTGTTCCGTGATATTCTAAAGTATCTGGAAAAGAATGACACTGTGGCTGCTAAGGCTTTGTTACACAAAGTCCCCGAATTGGGACGTTGGGACGATATCTTCATCTTTGATACCAAAGAGATGAAGGAAGCTGCTTACACTATGCTGGGCGATGCATTGCGCGCCAAGAATGGTTTGGCTGCAAAGTGGACACCTCGTCAAGGTCCAATCGCTGTTGAAGTTCGTAAGTTCTTCGGCATGTCACCTAAGTTTTACCGTAAGTCTTTGGTTGAAATGACTAAAGTTGTTGAAACTCAAATGTGTGCTAAGGAATGGGCTTCCATCAACTTCTCACACGTACCATCAGTTGCATCAGCACGATACAAGAAAGCATTCAACCGTAACACACCAGAATATGGTAAGTATGTTGCTGAGTTGATGAAGGATCCAAAAGATCGCACCGTTGAAGTAAAAGTCAACGCTGGCGCTGTGTATCCATATGATGTGTTGAAGGGTCGTATCAACTCCTACGGAGTGAAGTTTGACAAGACTGAATTGGACTTGATCCAAAAGCAATGGGAAGCACTGCCAAACTACGTTGGCGATGGAAACATCCTACCTCTGGTGGACGTTTCTGGTTCTATGTCAACCCCAGCTGGTGGACACGGTTCAAACAGCAAGTTGTCATGTATGGAAGTTGCAGTCTCTTTGGGATTGTATCTTGCAGACAAGAACACTGGTAAGTTCAAGGATACATTCTTGACCTTCTCATCTAACCCTGAGTTGTTGCACCTGAAAGGTAACATAAACCAAAAGATTGATCAAATGATCAAGTCTACCTGGCAAATGAGCACCGACTTGAACAAGGCATTTGCAAAAATCCTTGCTACCGCAGTAGGTGCCGGTGTTCCACAGAATGAAATGCCAGAAATGGTATTGATTCTGTCAGATATGCAGTTCAATCAATGTGTTAATCACGATGATTCTGCTATCCAAATGATCGCACGAAAGTACGAAGCCGCAGGATACACCTTGCCAAAGGTTGTGTTCTGGAACTTGAATGCTTCATATGGCAACTCGCCAGTGAAGTTTGACAAGAGTGGTACCGCACTTGTGTCTGGTTTCTCTCCAGCAGTTGTCAAGCCATTGCTTGCAGGTGATCTGGAAGACTTTACACCAGAGTCTGTGATGTTGAAAACCATCCTGAGCGACCGATACGCAGTATTGTAATAAATATTGCGGGAGACTCAAACGAGTCTCCATTTTGAAATACATTGCTGAAGTTGGTTCAGTTAGGCAGGCCGCATCCAACAGGCTATGTCCGTTAGTGTGTTTCAAAATGGCTGGCGTTAGTATAATGGATAATACAGGTGCCTTCTAAGCACTCAATAGAGGTTCGATTCCTCTACGCCGGACCAATCATCACGTTCATTTTGCATAAATACCAAAATGAAGAGTGTAATAATTTCCCTATTTCTGTGCATGGTGGTCATTTCCACACATGCACAATTGGCTTTCCAGTTCAAATCTCCCGCATTTACTGGTATCGGTTATTCTTCCCATGTTCAGACTATAGAAAATACTGAGCGAACACGCCGAGATGCCGCAGAATCTACAAAATTGCAGGCCGCAAAAGACGCGGCCGCAGAAGCCAAGAACACAAATCTCCAGAAATTTCTAAACAATTTTGAAAGTCGAGTGTATGCTCAACTATCATCACAGTTGGTGAATAATCTTTTTGGTGAAAATCCACAAAGTTCTGGGCAAGTCACCGTGGGTGACAACACAATAAAATATTTCAAAACTGATAGTGACATAAATTTGATGGTAACCTCTTCGGACGGTTCTGTGACTGAGATTATAATTCCAGTTGGCCAATTCAAATTCTAATGACACTTATAAAAATTATATTAGCAGCTTTTATGGTGCTTGCATTGACTGGCTGCGCGGCATGGCCAATTCAGTTTGAACCTAAAGAAGCTGAACAGGTGGCACCAACTAAATTTAAGGTTCCTTTTCCTGAACCTGAAACTGGTCAACCTATCGTGGTTGCTGTGTATGCATTCACTGATAAGACTGGACAGAGAAAGGACAGTGCAATAATCGCTAAACTTTCTTCCGCAGTAACACAGGGTGCGGAGTCTTTATTGTTGAAAGCACTATCTGATGTTGGTGACGGCAAATGGTTTAGAATTGTTGAGCGAGTAGGTTTAGATAACTTACTGAAAGAGCGTCAACTAATTCGCAGTGCGAGAGATGAAGCTAGGGAACCAAACATACTTCGTCCTATTTTGTATGCAGGTATGATTATTGAAGGATCAATTGTTTCGTATGATACGAACAAGCGGACAGGTGGATTTGGTGTTAGATATTTGGGCGTAGGACCTATGACACAGTATCAGGAAGATATGGTCACAGTCTCACTTAGAGCAGTGAACGTACAAACAGGTGAAGTCATATTGACAGTCAACACACAGAAAACAATTTTGAGTGTTGCAACGTCATTATCGACATTCAAATTTTATGACCAAGGAAGAACCTCTTTTGAGGGTGAGATAGGTAGCACATCCACTGAACCTGGAATATATGCAGTAAAAGCAGCAATAGATTTGGCTGTTGAAGAACTGGTATATCAGGGACAGCGAAAAGGACTTTGGCAATTCAAACAACTACAATTAGGAGAATAAATCCAATGAAAAAGACAATACTTTTAGGTATCATGTCTTTATTATTCGTCACCAACATTTTTGCACAATCAAGTGGTGACAACTCAGTGTATATTGATCAGACGAATGCGGACAATTCTACAGTCAGCATTACACAAACAGGCTCAGGAAACAAAGTCGGTGATCGAGCCGATCTTGTCACACCTGCGTTTATCATAGACGGAAACGCTATGGACTTAACAATTGTTCAGGACGGTATGAACAACATCATCGTAGGCAACTTCATCGGTGGTGACTCAACTGCAAACATTATACAAACCGGAAGCACAAACAGCACAACAATGACGATGGGTATCTTCGGCACAAACGCAGGATCAATGAATCTCACATTGACTGGTGATAACAACACCACGAATTGGACATTCGGCTCAACTGCAAATGCTGGAAACTACAATTACAATTTACTTGCTGTAGGTAACAGTAACGCAATCACCAGCACAATCAATAGTAAGTATGTTGAAAATAACATAACAATTACTGGCGATTCAAACACATACACTACAACACAATCCGGCGCGAACGGAACATCAACGACAGTAGGACATAAGATAACCAGCACAATCATTGGCTCACAAAACGTAGTTTCAATCACTCAGAATGGAACAACAACACCTAACATAGTGACGCTAAATGTTACGGGTTCTGGCACTACTCATACTATTATTCAGCACTAATTCATACGCATCAATCGGCAAAGTTACTGAGGAGAAAGGTAGCGCAGAAATTGTCCGTAGCAAATCAAAAGTAGACGCCAAAATGAATGTTGGCGTTGAGGCTATGGACAGTATTCAAACTGCTAGAGGTGTAATAGGAATTACGTTTGAAGACGACACTAAAGTCCGGGTGACTGAACACTCACGTTTGGTCATAGATGATTTTGTGTATGATCCAAAATCCAAAGGTACAGGCAAGCTGGCCATGCGCGTAGCTTTGGGCACAGTGCGTTATGCATCTGGTGGCATAGCGAAAGAGAATAATAAAAACGTTAATATAAAAACACCGACAGCTACAGTCGCGGTTCGTGGTACGGCGTTTACTATGACCGTGGACGAAATTGGTCAATCTATGGTAATTCTTTTACCCAACGCTGACGGTTCTATTGGAGAGATTGAAGTGAGTAGCGCGATGGGATCGGTTGTACTTACGCAAGCATTTCAAGCAACACATGTTTCCGTGTCTGAGGTAAAACCTATGAAACCTGTGTTGCTGAAGTTGACCGAGTCTGCGATAGACAATATGTTGATCGTGAGCCCACCAAAAGAAATCATTCGCCAGTTAATTGATGAAAATCTAACAGCAAATGATCCTCTGGCATTTGTTGAACTTGATCGTAATGCACTTGATGTTCCTGTTTGGAAAGATGATCTATCGTTCAATGAATTGAACATCAATGCTCTTGATTCTGATTACTTGACTAATGAATTGGACTTTTTATTGATGAACACCTTCAAAGTTGGTTTCAATGCTTTTACACAAGTGTATGTTATTGACAAAGGTGATAAATGGCAGATTGATAGGCAGATAACTCAAGCTGCAACAATACTGATAAATAAAGAACGTGGTTATGAAATCATCTTGATACAAGATCGTGCCACAGTTACTGTCAAAAATCAAGACGATGTGACCAACAAGATTTATATAAAACAGGTTTCAAAATGAAGAGATTACTATCGCCATGGCTAGCCATCATAACACTTATATTGTTGATTGGTGTTAGAATTGCTGATCCTGCATTTGTTGAATCCACAAGGTTGCGTTATTTTGACCAACTTATAACATCAAAAGAGAGCACAGAGTCTGAACAAGTCGCTGTGGTAAACATAGATGACGAAACTATTCGACAGCAAGGTCAGTTCCCGTTCCCTCGCGGACAATATGCATCCATTGTCGCTGATCTTTATAGGCGTGGTGCTGGGTTGGTTGTTCTTAATATCTTCATGCCTGATCGTGATAGGTTTGGTGAAGACAATAAATTACTTCCTGTTCTAAAAGAATATCCTGTTGTATTTCCACATACAGCAACCGATGACGCAACGGTAAAGAACAATGCATTTAGACCTGGCGTTTCAATCATCGGTGAAGGTGATCCCGGAATCAAGTATGATTCCATTTTATCTAACGTAAAGGTTATCAATGAAAACGCTGCTGGTATTGGTATTGTCAACACTATTCCTGAACTTGACGGCGTTGTCCGAAGAGTCCCAATGCTCATCAACATCGGTGGGCAACTATATCCAAGTATCTCACTTGAAACCCTGCGAGTCGCAGCAGGTGATCCTTCCTTTCAAGTCAAGATCAACGACGGAGCAATTGAAGCTGTTAGAATTCCACAGTTTGGAAAAATCACAACAGACAGTTACAGTAGAGTCTGGGTGGATTGGTCATCCCGAGCGCCTGAATATTCCTTGGCTAATTTGCCAAAAGACTTCGGTGGTAAAATTGTCATCGTTGGACTATCCGCCAGAGGACTCAACAATCCAGTTGCAACAGCAAGAGGTGAAGTCTACCCACATCACCTGCAAGCCTCTGTCCTCGACACGGTAGCAAGCGGAACAAACATATCGCGACCAGATTGGGCAACTGGTGCAGAATTGATTTCAATCGTGTTGGTGTGTTTGATTACACTAGCACTCACTAGGTTCACACATGGATACATATTCGCAGTCTTATTCGCCGTTGCAGCATACTACACAAGCCATGAGTTATTTTTACGATCAGGCCATTTGGTTGATGCTGTGTGGCCGATACTTACCGTTACCCTTGTCTCTTTCCACGGCTACGTTGTCAAATTCTTGGTTGAACTACGCCAAAAATTACAAATCAAAAAGCAATTCGGAACCTACCTTTCACCAGCTTTGGTTGAAAAGCTCCAACGAAATCCTGAACTACTACAACTTGGTGGCGAATCAAGAGAACTTTCAATAATGTTCACCGATGTGCGAGGATTCACTGCGATATCTGAGCACTACGGTAAAGACGTTCAAGGATTGACAAAGATCATGAACCGTTACATGACGGCTATGACGAAACAAATTATAGAGAACAATGGCACACTTGATAAGTATATTGGTGATGCTCAAATGGCGTTTTGGAACGCACCAGTTGATGAACCGAATCACGCTAAGATGGCGGTGAAGACTGCACTAGAAATGATGGATAGTTTAGATGCATTCAATAAAGAAGTTGTCGCTGAAGGTGTTCCAGCTTTTGGCATGGGTCTCGGTATTAATACTGGAGTTGTTGTTGTTGGTAATATGGGTAGTGACCAGCGTTTTGACTATACTTGTCTTGGTGATCATGTCAATCTCGCAGCTAGGCTTGAAGGTCAGTCAAAGCCTTATGGCGTGCGTATCGTTCTTGGTCCTCAAACTGCAAATCAAGTATCCGACACTTACAGTATTTTTGAATTGGATTGTATTGCGGTTAAGGGCAAGAAGGAGGGTGTCAAAATCTTCACCCTCGCAACAGAAACAGAACTCCACCGAGAATTCTTAGAGAGATACTATGCTGGAAATTGGGATGATGCAATTAGATCAATTTACTATTGCAAAAATGCAAGTCCAGAAATGATTCCGTACTATGACGCAATGTTTGAGAGATTACAAGAAGGTAAGCCCGCAAACTGGGACGGAACATTTAGAGCAACAAGCAAGTGATCAGCCCTCACCAGCAGATGCTGTTTTGGCATCATCTTGGTCAATACCCTTTGCTGACGCTGTGATCGTTTTCTTGACTTCTTTTTCCATAATTTTCTTGTTGATTTCTTCCTCAGCAATCACACGTTCATATTCAATTGTTTTGCCGCGTAAGTGAAGAACAACATCAACCTTTTGATTCAGGCGAATCAAATCATTATCTAACATACGAATACGATCAATCAGTGCGATTAGAACCGTGTTTGCATTACTCAACACAGGCTTGACTTCTTTGGTCGCCCATGTCCAAACAAAAAATATCATGTAACCCATGCCGCCGGCAGCTACGATGGGAAATCCATACTTATTGATCAGTTCTACTACATCCATCTTTTACAACCTTTTGCAGAAGAATTCTGCCATCAAAGCTGACATGTACAGTAAACTGATCGCCGGTTGCAACCTGTAAACTTTTTGCCGTAAGCTCTTTGTCCATCAGGATTGAACCGTCAGGTAGTGTTTCAAAAAAATAGTCTGCGAATAACATTAGTCTCTCCTTGCATCATTTTTACCATCAGCCCTGGCAATTCTATTTACGTCAGGCTTCAATCCAAGCGCATTTGACACGACGGTATCAATACGGATAACATCATGATTCATAGTCTTCACACGGTTATCCAGTGCTGTAATTATACCAGCCAAACCCTGTACAGAACCCATAACTCCTGCTAGAATAAACTTCAAAGTTAGAAAAATAAAGTATCCGCCAGCAAGTGCTGCCGCGATAGGAAACCCTAGCTCCGCAACTAATCTAAAAAAGTCCATGTCCGTTCCTTTGTCATTTTACCTATTTATCGGTAACAATACTTGACTAAAAATTGTGAGAACTAAAGTTGTATATTGACATTCCACCACATCCTGGTATAATAGAGCCATAGATTGATAGAAAAGGACTGAAAAATGGCTTACATGAACCAAGAACGCAAGGCTAAGATCAAAGCAAATCTGGATTTGGCACTGAAAGGTACTGGCGTAAAGTACACCCTAAAGTGCTCCAACTTGTCCATTACTTGTACCATCAAGTCCGCTCCTGTTGATTTTATTGCAAACTCCAACGAGACTTGCGGTAAAGACTTTTATCAAGTTGCAAAGGGATTTAAACCGAATACATATGGATATGATCAAGTTAATCCATATTGGTTCAAAGAACATTATTCTGGCAAGGCTCTGGAACTAATGTCTAAAATTGTAAAAGCTATGTATTCCGCTGACTATTACGATAATTCAGATTCTCAGTCAGATTATTTTGATACTGCATACTATGCTCATATCAATATCGGTACTTACGATAAGCCTTTTGTTGTCTCATAATATAATAATGAATTGGACTGATTATGCCTCAGGGCGTTTATATTTTACTTACTAGCGATGGAGCACGAGTTGCTTCATCGGACGATTATGATTCGCTATTTGATGGTTTTATGCCTGACATGCGCAAATATATTCATCGCGTTAATTTTGTTTCCTGCTTCGGTGCCTCGGCTGTAATGACTGAACGCGAAGCTCTGACTGTTGCCAGAACCGTCGCAAAAGCATATAATGAAATGCCTGATGGTATCCGTGTTCTTACGGATTATCGTTTTTACACATTTGAGGATTTGAAAAATGGCTCGGCTTCCAAAAATTGAAGAACCTAAATTTGTTGGTCCAATGTCTAAGTTGGACATGGCGAATGCACTAAATTGGTATCACCAAAATTTTGAAAATAAAGATGCTCAACGTTTTGTTGAGGAATATATCAAGCGCCACAAACTGACTGGTCGCCTTGATACATCAAAAAGCTATCTGACTATGGGTTGGTTGTGCCGCCTTGCAACTAACGGCAATGATGTTGGTGAGTCGGGAAATAAAACACTGCGAGTAAATCTTCCGCAGATTCTTACCATAGAAAAAGTGGTCGTCATTGATTCTGTTGCACCTGCGACACCCACATTTTCAATCCAGGATCGCCTGCGGGAGAAAGTTGCTGAGATTGCTGGCGAACTTGACGGTGCGGTGGATGAATATATTGTAAGCGGTTATAAGACACAAAAATCACCACTGGCTGTAATGAGAGACACAGCTAAGGGTGTTCATGCACATCGTTTGGTTGAGATATTCCGAAAGCGCCGGATTGAATTTGATAGTGTATTGACCAGTACAGACAGCCAAGTCAAAGAAGGTTATTCCAACTTCACAAAACCACAACTTAAAAAAGTGATCGCATACTATGATCAAATTATCATGGATGCATTGAAGATTGCTGGTGAAGCAAAGGAAAGCCGTAAGCCTCGCGCACGTAAGAAGAAAAGCCCAGATCAGTTGGTTTCCAAAATGCAGTACCTTGATAAATTTGATGAACTCAAATTGGAATCTATTCCTGCAAAACAGATTATTGGTTCAACACAGTTGTGGGTATACAACACAAAGAATAAAAAACTTGGTGTTTACCACGCCGAGGATGCCGGCGGTTTTGGTGTGAATGGCTCAACACTTACCAACTTCAATGAAGGTAAATCTGTGGCACGAACTCTAAGAAAACCAAAAGATGTATTGACAAATGTGATGAAATCTGGTAAGATAGCATTGCGAAACATTCTTCCAGCACTCACTACTGCTGAGACTCCACTAACAGGTCGTATCAATAAAGATACGATCCTACTCAAGGTATTATAATGCTCATTTTTGATTTCAACCAGGTGATTATCGCCAACTTGATGGAACAGATTGGTTCCTCAAAGACTGCTGTAGAAGAGTCACTTGTGCGTCACATGGTATTGAATACCATCCGTGCTAACGTCCGAAAGTTTCGTGAATATGGCGAAGTTGTTATTGCATGTGATAACAAGCGATACTGGCGCCGTGATTACTTTCCACTATACAAAGCTAACCGCAAGAAAAATCGTGATTCATCTGGTCATGATTGGCCTGCCATTTTTGAGTGCATGAAAAATGTACGTGAAGAATTGAAACAACATGCGCCATACCGTGTGCTTGATGTTGATGGTGCCGAAGCTGATGACGTTATCGGTGTACTCACACAGAAAATGGCACAGACTGAAAAAGTCTTGATTCTATCAAGTGACAAAGATTTTGTCCAGCTTCAAACTAATCCAAACGTCAAACAGTATTCACCCACAATGAAGAAATTCATTACTACAACTGATGCCGCCAGCCAGTTGACAGAATTGATCATTCGTGGCGATAGTGGCGACGGCATTCCCAATGTCATGTCGGCCGACAACTGCCTCGCTGATGGCATTCGCCAAAAAGCTATCACTGAGAAAGTCATGAATGATGTTATTGAAAAAGCACGTGGCACTATGCCGGAGTCTTTGGCACGAAACTGGCACCGAAATCAAACACTGATTGACTTGTCTTTTATTCCAGAAAATATTCAAAATTCTATTTTGACTACATATAGTGATACAAAGCCTGCTACTCGGCAGCAATTTATGAATTACATGATCGCAAATAGACTCAAGAATTTACTTGAGATAATTGATGAATTTTAAGGAAAATATGAAATCCAATTTAATGTACCATGAGGTAATTGAACTCTTTGAGAAACAAGAGAATAAGGCCTCGCGCATTGCAGTTTTACAGAAACATGCCGACAAGAATTTTGTTGGCTTTTTGTGCATTGCGCTTGATCCGAATGTGTCATTTGATGTTGATATTCCTGAGTATCGCCCATCGGTTGATCCTGCAGGACTAAACATTCTGTATTTGCATAATGAGGTGTCAAAACTTTACCGTTTCATTAAGGATCATCCTCGCCGGGCACTCGGCCTAAGCTCAGAAAAACAAAAAAGTTTGTTGATTTCTTTGTTGGAAGCCCTCCATAAAGATGAAGCTGATTTATTGGTTCGTTGTATCAAAAAAGATTTGCGTGTTCCATTTCTAACTGCAAAGTTGGTCAAGGAAGCGTTTCCTGGTGTTGAGATTGGAGATTAAATGTCAGACGGTGGAAAAGGCAGTAAGCCAAGACCATATAGTGTTTCTCAGGCGGAATATGATAGTCGCTGGGATGCTATTTTTTGTAGAGATTTGAAAGATGATGAACTTCCAGATTCAGAACAATCAGAAAAAGCTGATGCAGAGAAACACGAAACGAAAACTTGAACCAATAGGTAGCGACTTGCTATTCGGTGTTCAAGACAGGATAGAAAATGAATTTTTGGACAATCACATTCATTTTCTATCTGGTGATATTGAGGAAGACAATATCCTCAATGCAATCCAATGGATCATCTATCAGAATGGAACAACATCTCCAGAAACTGTTCTGAGACTATATGTGAATTCAATTGGCGGTGATTTGTATCAAGCCCTTGCACTAATTGATGTGATGAGGCTGAGTCCAAATCCAATTCAAACAATCGGAATCGGCGCTATCATGTCCGCTGGATTCCTTATCTTTGCATCCGGCACAAAGGGTCAAAGATACATCACTAAAAATTGTGGTATCATGTGTCACCAATACTCAGACACATATGAGGGTAAACATCACGATTTGAAATCATTCACAAAAGAAGCTGAGTTGACCAACAAGCGAATGCTAAACATTTTGCAGGATGCGTCCGATCTTTCAGCCCGTGAAGTAAAAACCAAACTGTTATCGCCAAGTGACGTTTGGATGAGTGCAGATGAATTGGTAAAATTACAAATTGCGGATCACATTCTCTAATGGAGGTTAACTAAAACAAGATATGATCGGTGCTATCAAAGTAGAACGTGTTGCAAAAACTAAATTTCGTAAACATAATGAGAGTAATCGGGAACAGCAACAGCCCAACAAACAAAAACACCATGATCGGTCATTCTACCGATTGATGAAAGAGGATGATGAAGATGTCTATTCGCCAAGAAATACAAAGACAGATCGTTGAAATCGAATCCAGGATATCACACGACAAAGGTGATGTTGTGGAACTCAAAAAACTGCTGGAGCGCCTAAGAATGCAGGACTTTGAGGAAGATATCCGCGAGACTGACAACCGACAATTTTTGCGTGACTGAGTTGTAAAAATACAACAAGTCACTTGACAGGAACGTTCATTGTGTTATAATAAACACTTATGAACATTCCTGCAATAAATTCTCAAGTCGTTGTCACCGTCCGTTATCGTGACATTTATTATTTTGCCGAAAAGCCATATAAGTTGGTAACACTTACTGGCAAAGTGGTGAAGAGTCAAAAGTGGGTTAAAGCGGATTCATTCTCACTTGAAACTACAGACAAAGAATATCCTGTCAAGATTATTCCTGTGTCCTGGGTTACTGATGTAAAGATTATCAGTGGTAAAGTGGATACCGTCAATGTTTATAATGTTGTTGGTAGTAAAGGCGACAAATACACCGTAACAAAAAGTGCGGATCAATATTCATGCACATGTGTCGGCTTCAAATTTGCCGCAAAGTGTAAGCATATTCAATCTATAAAGGATAAATTATGAACGATTGGGATAAAGATAATTTGAATTTTCTGATGACTATTTCACCGGAATTACTCAAAGATTTTTTACAAGTTATGAATGGCGATGATGTTGCATATGCAATGGAATTGCTCCGAACGGCGAAAGCTGAGATTTTGGTAGAGTCTATGGAATATGATGAATCATATAATCAACATGATGAAGAATTTCCAGAAGCTAGTGCGGTATTGAATAAGTTTACATTGAAAGGCTAATTATGAATCAGTTTTCTTTTATGGTGGATTATCTTGATGATTGTATGTCCAAAAAGTGGCGTAATATGCTCAATGAGGATGAACAGTTGGAAAATGAATCGCTTGCATTCGTTGAGTCTATTATGTTGAATGGATACAATATCACGGATGTTCGTGAATATAAAACTGTCACTAAAAAAGTTACTGAATTGGTGCGATAATGGCTGAATTTTTCTTTTATCTTGATGCGTGGAAGTTTTGTGTTGACAACTCACTTCCGATAGAATGTATCAGTCGTAAAGATTGGAAAGTCTGGCAAGTTGAATACGATAATGGAGATTGATTATGGCATATATTGAAATTGATGTTGAACTAAATGATTTCTCAGATGATGATATTTACGAGGAAGCAATTGCCCGTGATTTATTCAGATCGGATTCTGATATCAATCAGTTGATCACTGAATTATATGAAAAGCGCAGATTGGGTAAAGATTATCAATCTGAATTGGACAAAATAATTTATGAAACTATTGGTAAAATCATATGATGATATTCACCCACCAAAAGAGTAAAAAGAAAAATCCAACTCAAAAACAAAAAGCAGAATATCAGGCTTGGCTCGATTCCGTAAATAATATGTCCGGATTATCTGGGCGTAAATATGGTGCAACAAAAGTAGTAAAAAGTACTACAGTTGAGCCTCTGACAACACCAGCTGGACGTGTAACACCAAAGTATCCATCTTTAGTTACTCCTGGTGGTGCCTGCACGAAACCCGTCCATGGCAAGGTCTACACTGGTACTGCTATGAAAGGCATCGGAACCTTACATAAAAGCAATGCTGTGCCTATATTTTCAGATCAAGATGCGAAGGACCAGGCGCTTATGCGCCGATAGTTGAGTGGTTAGCATGCCCTAGCCGTAAAACCCTCTCCAAAGCCGTTCCATAGGGTGTTGTATTTTAGCAACTTGTCAAAAAATTGTTGACTTTTTCCGGGAACCTGGTATAATAGAGTCTGTTCTGTTGATAAAGAGGTTGATTATGAAATTGCTCTCCACTGGTAATCCTAAAGTACTCAAAGGTATGGCACAGGGTTTTAATACTTATATCTTACACTTGGCTCCAGCTAATGTGTCTGGCTATGAGACCTGCCCAAAGCGCACCGCCGGATGTACCGATGCATGTTTGAATCTCGCTGGCCACGGCGGTATGTTCAAGCGTGGTGAATCAACTAACGTTATCCAAGAGGCTCGGAAACGTAAAACCCGTATGTTCTTTGAGAACCGTACCGAGTTTATGACACTTCTGGTCAAAGATATGGAATTGGCTATCAAGCAAAGTGCCCGACTGGGCTTGACACCTGTGTTTCGCTTGAATGGTACTTCCGACTTGTCGTTTGAAAAGTATGAGGTTGTTCGTAACGGTCAATTGTTCCGTAACGTTTTTGCCGCCTTTCCTGAAGTCCAATTTTACGACTATACGAAAATCTTGGGTCGTAAAGTCAAAGATATTACCAACTACCAATTGACATTCTCCGCCGCTGACGGTAACGATATGGACGTTATTCGTGCAATGGCTGAAGGCTTGAATGTTGCTGTTGTTTTCGGTATAAAGAAAACCTTGCCAATGCCTGAACAATACTTGGGCCGCCCAGTGTTCAATGGCGATGAATCAGATTTGCGTTTCCTTGATCCACGTGGTGTTGTTGTTGGACTCTACGCTAAAGGTAAAGCAAAAAAGGATACCAGCGGTTTCGTTAAGTATCCTACCATCATGTTGCAAGCTGCATGATTACCTTGACAAGTCTACCGACTTGTGTTATACTTGTTCCATCTTATTATGAAAGTGTTTTATGACTAAACGTATCCGCCTGAGTGCATGGGAAAAGATTTTTGTTACTCTAATGTCTGGTGAACCTATCACCAAAGACTATTTTAATTCAACGTTAGGAAATTTGTCCTATAAAATTTCATCTTATGTTCTTGAAATTAAAATTCAAAGCAAAGCTATCATCCGCGTCAAAAAAGATGGTCGCAAGGTTGTATCCTATCAGTTGGTGAATCCTGCTGAGGTCATGCAATACTGGACGGATCGTGGCATTACACCGGATCAAATTACATCCCTGAAAGATTTGGATGCTGAACCCGCAACTGTAGAGGATTATTCTGTTGAATCTGAAACCGTGTAACAATGAATATTTTTTACCTTCACCACGATGTGGTCAAATGTGCGGAAATGCACAATGACAAACACACCGTAAAAATGATCCTTGAATATGCTCAACTACTTTCTACTGCCCACCGTGTCCTTGATGGTGATATTGTTATTGGTAAGTCTAAGGCGGGTAGAAAACAAACTCGATATGTTTTACCCAGCGATGATTCTATCCTATATTCTGCCACTCATATCAATCATCCCTCATCGGTATGGGTAAGACAATCTGACAAAAATTATGATTGGTTATTCGGTTTGTTTCAAGCATTGATGACTGAATACACACATCGGTATGGCAAAACACATGCAACTTCTCGCCTGGAAATGCATCTAGCTAAACTGCCCAAAAACATTCCTCAGAAACCATTCACTGAGCCAACACCAGCAATGCCTGATGATGTAAAAGTGCCTGGAGATTCTATTGCATCTTATCGCCGATACTACATACAGAATAAGCCACATCTGGCTAACTGGAAAAAGCGTCCGGTCCCAGAGTGGTATTTGACTATATAAACATATAAGATGCCTACATATAATTTCTTAGACACTGACAGTGGTGAAGAATTTGAAAAGTTCATGAGAATATCTGAACGTGAAGAATTTCTGAAAGCCAATCCCAAGATTCAACCTGTGTTGACCGCACCCGCAATCGTGTCGGGCGTATCAACCTCCACCCAGAACCGTGTACCAGACGGTTTCAAAGAAGTCCTATCTAAAGTTGCCGAAGCACATCCAGCAAGTTCGGTGGCGGACAGATACGGAAAAAAATCCATAAAACAAGCCAGAAGCGATCAGGTTGTAAAGAAGCATGTGGAGAAAGTGACTGGCGTAAAACAATAAGGGTATCAATGGCAAGCAAGAAACCAGCAAACACCAAAATCAACCTTGAAGAAACTGTGCCACGCACAACAAATTCACTCAAGGTGAGAATTGATGATCTAAAAACATTTGATCCATTAACAGATAATCAAAAATTATTTTTTGATGCCTATAAAAGAGGTGACTACTTTGTGGCCCTGCATGGTGTTGCAGGAACTGGAAAAACATTTTGCGCAGTATATAAAGCACTTGAAGAGGTCTTGGATAAGAGTAATCCATTCAAGAAAATCATCATTGTGCGTTCCGCTGTACAAGGTCGTGAGATAGGTCACTTGCCAGGTGACGTTACGGAAAAGATGGAAATCTATCAGCAACCGTATGTACAAATTTGTGATACACTGTTCGGAAGAAAAGACGCTTATCAACGCCTTGAGGAACAAGGATACATTGATTTCATTTCAACGTCATTTATTCGCGGTATGAGTTTTGATGATGCAATCATCATCGTGGACGAAATGCAAAACTTGACATTTGAAGAAATTGACACTGTTATGACCCGTGTTGGTTATCGCTCAAAGATTATTTGGTGTGGTGACTATCGCCAAACTGACCTGAACAAAAAGAAAAATGACATGAGTGGTATCTTGAAATTTTTTGACATTGCTGTACGTATGTCAGCATTCACTAAGATAGAATTTACACCTGAGGACATTGTTAGAAGTTCTCTTGTGAAAGATTATATTCTCGCTAAACTTGATTATGAAGATGGTATTGATTGATGTTTGAATTCGTAAAACTACCTGAGTTGGATTTTGATATGACTGCTGTGACTACCGACTCAGGTAGGGTTTACGTCACACCTTCTGGATTCAAGTATGCATCCGTGACAACTGTTCTCTCCGACTACAATAAGAAAGCATTTTTTGAGTGGAGAGAACGTGTTGGTGCGGAGGAAGCTAATCGCGTTTCTCGCCTCGCATCAAGTCGTGGTACAAAACTGCATACCGTGTGTGAAAAATATTTGTTGAATGAAATGTCTAGCATAAAACTTGCTAGTATGCTTCCAACGACAAAAGAGTTGTTTTATAAGATAAAGCCACACATTGATACCAGAATGGGCAAAATCTATGCGCTGGAGCAAGCTCTTTACTCGGACAATCTGAAACTCGCTGGTCGTGTTGACTGTATCGCTGAGTGGGATGGAGTGTTATCCATCATTGATTTCAAATCGTCAACCAAACAGAAAGATAAGAACAACATTGGTAATTATTTCATGCAGTGTACCGCATACGCGAGAATGTTCACTGAGTTGACTGGCATGCCATTGGATCAGATTGTCGTTTTGATTGGTACCGAAGAAGGTCCTGGTCAAATCTTCATTGAAAGTGCAGATAAATACCATACTGAACTTCAAAAATATGTTGACAAGCATTACCGAAAAGCTGGTTGACATTTCGTAATTGTAGTGTTATACTACATGCTATGGTTGTATGAAGCAACTAGAAACGGATTCAAGACGCGGGGGCAGTGCCCGCCAGGTCCACCAAAAGCATATCAGTACATACGGCCTATATAACGGCAGGTATGCTTTTGATGGGCCTGACACAGGATCGATTGGGTCAAGAGTACAGAAGTGGACAACTCACCAGAGTAGGTGTAAAAACTAAATCAAAGTAAAAGCAAACGAAAGTCGCTTTTTGATGGCTGCTTGATAGCCATCTAGGGTTTCGGTAGGTTCCCTCGTAACAGAATAACCTATCAATTTTAACACACTCACACACAAGGAGAAATCTATGAGTAAAACACCTTTTGAAATCCGTATGAATCTTTTAGAAATGGCAAAGGACTTGGCAATGCAAGACTTCTTTACTAAAAAAGATATGTTAATGGAACAATGGCATCGTAATTCTGAAGTTAATAAGTCTCTTCCAGTACCTGAATTGGGAGCATATCCAACAGAACAAGATATCATTGCGAAAGCAAAATTACTTAATGCTTTCGTTTCTAACGAATAATCATTAAGAAGGTTTCGGTAGGTTTCCTCGTAACAGAATAACCTACCACCATCAAGAAAGGAAAATATGCGAAGTAAACCAATACTTTTTAGCATTACACTTTCCGCAATGATCGTATTTTTCAGTCTGATTAATATTGATCTTCATGGCATCCTGCCATTCAAACCAAGTTATGATTCTCTAACAAAAGATGTTCAGAGACAAGTCACTTGTTTAGCGGAAAATATTTATTTTGAGGCAGCACATGAGCCACATGATGGCAAAAAAGCTGTGGCATTCGTAACAATCAACAGAGTACAATCTGGTAATTATGCAAATGATATTTGTGGTGTTGTATTCCAAAAGACTGGCGGCACATGCCAATTCTCATGGTATTGTGACTCCAAGTTTACCGACAGACGGTTGACAATCAAGTCTACTCCGTTGTATAATGAGATTAGAGAGTTGGCGATGCATGTTATCATCAACTTTGAGCGTATGGAAGATGTTACATCTGGTGCAACATACTACCATGCAGACTATGTAAGCCCTGGCTGGAAATTGGAGAAGATTGACAAAATTGGTCGTCACATCTTCTACCGAAGCAAGCGAGATAATATTGACAGAAATAAGGAGTTTATATGAGCGAGTCAACTAAAAATTTTGATTTTATTACTGTGGTTGTTTGTATCGCAATTGTTTGTGTTGCATTCATTGCAGGTATCACAGTGTATAATATGAATGATCGCAACAACATGGCCAAGAACATTGAAGCTGCAATTACAAAAGGAATGGATCCACTTGCAGTGAAGTGCTCTTATGAAACTCATCCTGGTGCAATTTGCATCACGTATGCCGCAGTTAGAAAATGAGCAAAAGTGTACAACAACTAATCAATGAATTGCGAAATGATGGTGGTCAAAGACCACCTATAACATATCGCCCAAAAGCGCGGCGAATTAGAAAAAAGCGCCATTTCAATGGCTGGACTTGGGATTCACTGGAAACACCTTCAAATATTATGAGCAGCGAAAAAATCTTTATCGGAGCCAGCGACTATGGCGATTACCTATACTCACAACTTCTGGTTGCGCGTGGTGAAAAGAACAAGTCAACATTCAACCGCGACTTGAAATTGCACGGCAATCGTAGCAAGTGGACGGAGTTTATTGAATCTGAGTTTGACGGCGATCACATCATTGAGTTGTCTGAGACTAATGGTTTAATCATAACCGATGATGAAAATTTCATTAGATATGATGTAAGCGCAAATTCCATCACGGCCCGTATGTATGGTGATGCAGATTTCAATAAAGAGATTGAAACTCTCTTGAAGCAAAACTTTGAAATCGTTACATCATACATTGAGTGGGTATATTCAAGTGATGGTAATTCAGTAAACGTTCCATTGAACACCGAGCGTTTACCTGTGCAAGAAATGTATCCATTCTTGGGTGAAGAAACACTTGCGGCATACTATGATCGTTTCTTAGCATCACAAGCAAACATTTTGTTGTTGATTGGACCACCAGGTACAGGTAAGACAACATTCATTCGTGGACTGCTTGCACACAGCAATTCATCCGCAATCGTGACATATGATGCGGCTATTCTTGAAAAAGATTATCTGTTCGCTAGATTCATTGAGGATGAAACTGGTGTCATGGTGTTGGAAGACTCTGACAACTTTTTGAAAGCGCGTAGCGATGGTAACACCATGATGCACCGCTTCCTGAACGTTGGTGATGGTCTTGTGACAACAAAGGGTAAGAAGTTGATTTTCTCAACAAACTTGCCGTCTATTCGCGATGTTGATCCTGCACTGGTTCGCCCAGGTCGTTGTTTTGACATTTTGAATTTTGCGCCACTGAATGTTGAGCAAGCATCAAAACTTGCGGATAAACTCGGCACAACATACGACAAGAAAGCAAGTGGCACTTACAGTATCGCAGAAATCTTCAACAAGCAACTTGAGAACAATACCAATCGTAAGGTTGGTAGCAAAATGGGTTTTATCTAAGGAGTATATTATGGCTGTACAACAATTTTCAATCAATCAAATTTCCAGTGAAGCTGATCGCAAGAAATTGCTAGATGCAATTCAGGAGTGTTCCAACTCCATGATTCGCATCGGCGGAGAAAAAGACTTCATCAAAGAAGCTGTTTCTAAAGTGTGTGAAGACTTGAAGTTGCCTAAGCGCATCATCAATCGTATGGTCAAAGTTTATCACAAACAGAACTATGATGAAGAAGTCGCAACACATGAGCAGTTTGAACAACTGTATGAAACCATCGTCAAGTAATGCCAACAAAAGACGAAATGCACAAGTTCCAGCAAGAGATTGAAGCTCTTGTTGAGGGAACTAGCTATAACTACATGGAAGCAATCATTGAGTATTGTAACATGACTGGTATGGAAATTGAACTAGCGTCAACTCTAGTCAACAAGGAGCTAAAAGCAAAACTAGCCCTCGTTGCTGAAGAGTTGAATATGATACCCAAATCTTCACGACTACCTATATGATGACCGGATACGAAGCATTCTCACTTTTTCATGTATTGAAATTGCACTTTACCTCCGATAGTTACGACTATTTCAAGTACAATGGTAAGTGTAACATTTCAATTGAAACTTTTGAGCGCCGCAGAGACAAGTTTCACTTTTACAAGTTGTCTCGCAAATACAACCATGACGATTTTCGTCAGTTTGTTATTTCGGTATTGATGCACAATGAAAATGCTTGGGCTGGAACTTTGTTGGAAGATGAGTCTAATGAGATTCACATGAAGAGAATGGCTACGATCCAATCACTGAGCTACACATTCAAAAATGATTGTGCTGTGATTGGTGAATCTGGTGATATTAACTCCCTACTCAAAACAACTGGTGAATATCCTGAACTGTTGACAATGGCATTGCAGAAAGTTATTTCCATTGAGACACTATGCATCCTGAATTCTTTCATGAATTTCTTGCCAATGTGGGAACGCAAAATCAGTGATGACATTCGCTGGCCCACAGTCTACAGGAAGCTGGTAAAATATGAACGGTTTATACAATTCAATCGTGAGTTGTATAAGATATATGCATTGGATGAATTGAAATGATTGAAAAAATCTACTTGGACATGGACGGTGTGCTGTGTAACTTTGAACGCAGATATTTTGAACTGTACAATGAACTGCCTGGTTCAATGCGTGACAGGAAAGACTTCAATTTGCACTGGGACGATTTCATTGTAACAAAGCAATTTGAGACACTTGACTGGTATCCCGGAGCACACGAATTGGTAGAAGCATGTCTAGCGACAGGCCTGCCTATTGAGATTCTGACTTCCTCTGGTGGTGTAAAAAACCACAATGAAGTTGCTAGACAAAAAGCTGTCTGGCTAAATGATCATGGACTCGGCATGTGGAAGCCAAATGTAGTCGCAGGTCGTAAGAATAAAGCTGGGTATGCAACACCAAATACCATCCTAGTGGACGATACATCTGACGTTATTCAATCATTTAATGCAGCCGGTGGCGTTGGTATTCTTCACAAAGAGATTGGTAATACACTGATGATGCTCAAAAATCGTATTGCAGTGTGACTATATAAATGATATAATGAACACTGTGGACAAAAACATACAACGTAATACAATTTATACAAGGAAAATACTATGTCTTTCGCAAATCTGAAGCGCAATCGCGCAAGCCTGGAATCTCTCACCAAGGCTATTGAATCCACCACACAAACAGCAGAAGCCGGGTCTAAAGATGACACCAGATTCTGGACACCGACTGTAGACAAGTCCGGCAACGGCATGGCTACAATTCGTTTCTTGCCTGCTCCTGGTGTTGATGGTGAAGATGGTCTGCCATGGGTTCGCCGTTTTGATCACGGCTTTCAAGGTCCTGGCGGTTGGTTCATCGACAATTGCTTAACAACTGTTGGTGAAAAGTGCCCAGTCTGTGAGCACAATAGTGGATTGTGGAACTCTGGCGTTGAAGCGAACAAGGATATTGTTCGTAAACAAAAGCGCCGTTTGAGCTATCTCGCAAACATCTATGTGGTCTCCGATCCAGCACATCCTGAGAATGATGGAACTGTTCGTCTGTTCAAGTTCGGTAAGAAAATCTTTGATAAGATTTCTGAAGCAATGAATCCTGAATTCGCTGACGAAACACCATTGAACCCATTTGATCTCTGGGAAGGTGCAAACTTCAAGATGAAGATTCGTAACGTTGAAGGTTATCGCAACTATGACAAATCAGAATTCGCCGCACAAGGTGCGTTGTCTGATGATGAAGCTAAGTTGGAAACAATCTACAACAAAGAACATTCACTGAAAGAGTTTGTTGAGAAGAAAAACTTCAAGTCGTTTGATCAATTGAAAGCTCGTCTTGATAAAGTTCTTGGTTATGAAGGTGATATCGTTCCTGCTACCCGCGCAGAGGACGTTGAGCTACCAACAGCAACTCGCGTAGCACCAGCCCGTGCACCAGCTCCTGTTGCTACATCATCTAATGATGACGATGACTTGGATTACTTCAAGTCGTTAGCAGAAGCTGACTAAACTCTGAGTTTGAATCCCGCCTAGTGCGGGATTTTTACATGGCGTATTTGAAAAACAACTCTAGAGCATCCACGTTTGTTGCTGATGCAACTGGTGCAGATTGTCCTTTGCCAGATGCAACTGTAGTTTGTGGCGCATTCACTACAACATTCGGTGCTTGAGCAACATTCATATCACGCGACACTGCGGCTAGCGCACTGCTTCCTTGTGATAAATTGTCTCCAGCATTATTGTTCATAGCCATCAATGATGCACGCACATCTTTGCCTGAACCAGCATGTGCTTTATTACCTGGACCAGCATAAAATGACTGTCCTGCTTTTTTGAGATTACCCTTCTTATCAACAACATCTGTTGCTAATGGTATTCCAGCCCAGGTCTTGGCTAATGCATTTTGTGCCTCATCATATTTTCCTTCTGCTGCTAATTTTGTTGCTCCAGTTTGTTTGATTAGTTGCATGCCGAGTCTGTCTTGCACTTCTGGACTAAATTTTTCATCTTTGGACGCTATTCCTGAGTCAACTAATCCTTTTAGTGTTTCGGGAATAATCTGATATCTTCCTGCGGCAAAAATCAGACCTTGATCTCGTCTTTTTTCAGCACTATCGGTTTTCTTAGCGCCTTTGGCCATGATTTCACCAATAGTCATATCTGTCAATTTTTTACCAATGACTTTTTCTGAATTTCCTGATCCAACAACTCTACCTGCAAGTCCAACTGTGCCCTGATTCATTGCATCATATCCTCCCGCTCCGGCAGACTCTCCTTTTGCTATGGCATCTAAAAGCGACATTTTTGTTGGTGATGGTCCAAGGCGCACATCTTTAGCCTGTTCTGATGCACTTGGACCACCTATGGTTATTTCTTTTTTGCCTTGCTCATCGGCAGTTTTTATCACATCTTGAAGTTCTTTTTGCGTTTTTATTCCGCCAACAATTTCTCCGGTGGGCAGTTCTTTTCCGCCTGTGTATCTTTGAACAAATTCATCACTGTAGTTTCCTGAAGCTGCGTCCCTCAATCCCTGATCAATTTTTCTTGATGCGCTTTCGCTGGCCGCTTTTGCTCCACTGCTTCCTGAGTTGTCCTCAATTCTACCTTGGATTTTTTCTGGAGTGTTGGCCTCAGCATTTTTACTCTCCATAAATTTCATCAACCAAGTTGCTCCTGCAACCGCAGCAATGATACCCAAAAATGCTGGGCTGACCAACATAGGTAACAACTTTACAATTCCACTGATGACGTTTCCTGCTATTCCGAACACTTTCAAAAGATTATCAACTGAGAATATGCTTTTTAGGAGATCAGGTATACCACCTAACGCACTTCTAATTGTTCCAACAATCGCAGTTGCAATTCCACCAAACATCGCTAACATTCCACCAGATTTACTTTTCTCAGCTACTGGTGTTGGTGTTGTTTGTTTTTCTCTACCTTTTTTAAATTGAGATTCATACGCAGATTCTCTTGCGGCCGCGTCCTTGAAAAACATATCAGCACCACGACTGGCTTTTCCTCCACCCATAGTTACCAACTTCATGATATTCTGTCGAGTCACATTCATGTCTCTGGCCATGGCATTGCTATTCATTGTGTTTTTAGCAATTATGGATAGCTGAGCCTCTTGTTTTTGCGCAGACACCAACAACTGATCCATGGCGATAGATTGTGTGCCGATGTTTTCTGATACAGCTTTTCCGGTGGATCCGCCCTTCTGTATTGCCTGATATCCTTTACCAAATACCTTCTGACCTGTTGCAGCAATAGCACCACTTCCACCGAAAAGCATATTTCTAATGTCCAGCTTCTCGCGTGTGCGCTTGAGTGCAGCCGTTCCAAGAGAGTTGAGTACGCCCTTACCCTTCAGTTCTTGTTTGTAAATATCGGTGAAAGTTGCCATTTTATTTTCTTCTATTCTGCATTTGTTGCTTTATTTTTTCATTCTCTTCTTCAATGTGGCGCATGAGCATGGTTATGTAAATTGTTCTTTCCCATGGTACCATCATTTCCAAGTCACCCAATGAATATTTGTGGTGTTGCATCAACGCAAAGTTTGTTTGATAGTGATTCGCCAAACTATCGTGGCGAAAGGTTATCCGAAAAAACTTTGTATTCCTTCCAACACCAACTCTTCCTCGTAACCACACTTAGAGCACTTGAATGTCAAGTTCTTCTTCATTTTGGGTACGGTATCAAAAAACTCTTGTATTTTTGCAAACTGTTCTCTAGTCAGACTATCAACAAAATCGACTAGCTCAGCCTCAGATGCATCTTTTGCGTAGTAGACTGAATCATTATCAAAAATGTAATCTATGCATCCTGTAACCATTTTTGCAATCATCTCCGTTTCGGAAAGATTGGATAACTTGTTGACTAACTTAAAATCAGGATACTTCATTACAACGCCTAGTTTTGGCGTCAACTGTATCTCTTTCTTGTGACCTTCCTCAGTCTGAGGCTCAACTTCAAGCGCATTGAAACTTAGTTTGATGATGTTGTTACATTTTTTAATTCCATCCTCACTATCAACATCGTTATTACAACGATACTGAAGATCAATGATTTCACCAATTGATCTTGCACGAAGTTGCAGAAACATGTACTCCAAATCCAAAACAGGAAGTGAATCCACATCCATATCATCAACACAACAGTTGTTTACAATCTGTTTGATCGCAAGCAATACAGCAGCATCATCTTCCGATTCCATCGCCATTAGAAGAATCTTCTCTTCTTTTACACGAAATGGTCTAATCTTTACTTTCTTTTGTAGTAGTGGTAAAGTTATTTCATAAATCGGCACATCAATTTTAGGTAACATAGTATCTCCAAATAATCAAAAAATTCTTCTTATCGCTTCCGCTGTTCCACGGACCTGTGTGTTTAATACTGCGGATATAGGCACTCCACTGACGCTTGAGCCTAGCAGTGCAGCAGTGGCTGCTGCCAAATCATAAGCACCCTCATATATTGTTTTGTAGCTGGTGTATGCAAAACGAACTGAAAGGCGATGAAAGCCGTCATCGCCCCAACTCAGCGTTTGTGGTGCCACAGCAACTGGAAATGCATCAATCAATTCAACTGCATAAATCTGTTTGATGAAATCGTCATACTGCACAATCTTGATGTTTGTTGTGAATCGTGTTTTTTCACCTTGTGAAAAACGTGCATTGTGTGTGTCATTCGGTACCATGGCTTCTAGCCACTTATCAAACAACTTTCTTTCATAGAATTCATTTGTGCATATCCAAGTCAAATTGATGTCCTCATACAATGCGCGATATGGAACTTTGAATATTGGACCATATATACTAACGTCAGCAGTCGCCACACTCTTGCCCGGTAGCTCGGCCGACTCACACTGTAGTGCAAGATATCGGGAAATCGTAGGATTATATGAACGACTGTCTGACGCGCCTTGAACTCTGGTTGTAATGTCAGAGAACACCGAGTTTGGAAAATTCAATAGTTGTTCAATCAAGCCGGACTCAATATAGTTTCCGATATATTGAGGAATAGGAAGAATGACCTGAAATCTGTTCGGTCGCGCAAGACCATCTTTGGCCTGTATGTTTGAAAGGAATAACTGTGGTAAAAATGACATTACATTTTCTTTCGTGAGTCTGCCCAGACTTTATTTTTATTTGCTTTTTCAAATTGTTCAACTGGGAGCAGTGCAGCAATATCCCATTCACTCGCTGGAATTTCCACAAATTGTCCTTGAACATGACTTCCTAGATATCGCTTGATACATGGGCTAGCCTCATACAAACGACTGAATGATGATAGCGTCTGATATGACAATTTCAATCTCGTTCTATCATCAAATCTCTTATCTGTAGCCAATTCTGACAATTTATCTAATAGAATGATACGCTGCTTTGGGTGAATGTAGTGTAAATTCAGCCCTAGAAAACCGTCTGGGTATAGTTCAATTGGAAAAACCAAGGGGAACCTGTCGTAATATGGCAGCTTATCTTTCGTTTTAGGATCATAGTAGAAGAAGTACAGTTTACCAACGAGACTCTTTGGAGTGTTTCTTTCCGCAGATTTCGCTAGTTTATTTGGTGTTGCTCGCAAATCACCAATCTTGGATTGCAACCAAGTCCTAGCTTGCTGAGATCGTGCTTTGTAGCCCGTCTTTGCTAATTGTGCGTTTATTCTGTCTAGTAGATATGCCATGGTCTATTTATTCACGAAATACCTAATTCTTTTTCCGTCAGTATCTGAAATTTCCATCCGTGTGTATGGCAGAATTCGTCCGCGGCTTTCCACTTCATTTGATTTATAGCGTATGTTGCTGCTTCCTGAAGAAATCGCCTGGTTTTCTTTTTCTGAACAGGGCGCTGAGTTTGTGCAAATGGCTTGACCTCAATTACATGAGTCATGACTGTTCCGTCTTTTCTCTGCACCTTTATGATGAAATCTGGAAAATACCTGTGTCTTCTACCATCAACTGGCGACACATATGGAATAGCCAACTCCTCGGATGACCACCAAATGATATCTGGATGATCGTCAAACCATTTCATACATCGCAGTTCCCATGAAGACCGATAAACGATATTCTCCGAATTGCCGTTGTATTTTTTAGGATTCTGTGGGGTGAATCGACCCTTATAAGTATTCTTACCGTAGGACATATAAATATGTAGTCAAACTATAGGATAAACATGGCACTTTTCAATCTAACTGATATCGCATATAAAAAGTTGCAAACGGATAATAGATCGTTTGCTGGCTTCTCTAATGGCCTGAGTAATTACAATCCAAATTTAATGAGATATCCGTCCGACCTTGGCAACACAGACAAAGGTCATTACATGTTGATTCATGTAAACGCTCAAGACAAAACAGCTTATCCGGTCAATGCCGCACCTGATCGTAGATCACAAATACAGAAAAATCGTGAGGGACTTCGCGCACGAACAGGAGCAGTAAATATTGGCGGCGGTGCAAAAACCATCATTGATGCACTGAAATCGCTCACTGGCGGTCTTTCAGCACCGACAGGTCCAATTGGAGAATCATCTGACACTGAAATGAGTTTGATCGGATATGGCTCTACTGGCGGGTTTCTGCAGGCAGCACAAACCACATTCAATAAAGCAATTGGAACACTGGATGACGCCAAGTTTTTGAGGACTACGACACGAACGATGGATACGATTGCACTATACATGCCCGATACGTTAGCATTTACCGATAATCAATACTATTCAAAACTAGAACTAGGTAAAGAAAATGCAGCCAAAGCCGCAGCTGGAGTTTCAATTTTGAGTGATTCAATAACAGGAAAAGAGTTTGATCCTAGTAAATTGGGTAAAAATGCAACTCCATTTTTGGGAGCAATCGCAGCAAAATTGTCTAGTGGTATATTGGGTGAAAGCTCCGCAACTGCACTTTTCGCATCAGCGTTTGGATTAGTCAAGAATCCTCAGTTGGAATTGCTATACACATCTCCTGATTTTAGGCAGTTTGCTTTTGAATTTATGTTCTATCCTCGTAGCGAAAAAGAAGCAAACGAAGTTCAATCAATTATACAAAGACTAAGATTTCATCAAGCCCCTGAAATATTATCGGGTAGTGGAGGTTACTTCATGGTGCCGCCGTCTGAATTTGATATAGAATTTCACTATAATGGTGAAG